AACAAGTTCTAGACCGCATGATTTGGGAACGGTTAAGAAATATACTCATAAAACGATACGGGAGGTATGAATGAAAACAGAAATATTTAAAGGCTATACTATAAAAATTTGGGAACAAACTCCAGATATGGACTATGAAAAAAGAGACTTTGACGAAGAGTTTCAAGGACAAGGAACCCATGGATATGAGGTATTAAACCCAAAAGGTAAACGTGTTTGGTGTGATACTTGGGATATGTGGGATGAAGATGCCTGTTATCAAAACGCCTGTCAAGATATTGACGCAGATTTAG